CTTTACCAAAGTGAGCTCGCATTGCACAATACATAAGATATACATCAACTGGCGTCATATGGGCAATCTTCCTTTTCTGGGTAGGTAGTTAAGGTCTGTTGCATTGACCTCAATTTTTTCTTTGAGTCCTTTCGTAATTAATTTTGCAACACTCACTGGTTCAATATTATTTTTATTGCAATAATACATTACAGCTTCCATGTGTGTTATATTTAATTCTAAAGATATTCTCTCAATCTCTAGAGAGAATGTTTTTGGAGTGTGTATTTTCATATAGTAAAACTCTCACCGCAACCACAACGATCTTTTTCGTTGGGATTATTAAATTGAAATCCTTCGTTTAATCCTTCTTTCACATAGTCCATCTCAACACCATTTAGGTATAATTGGGATTTGGTATCTATGAAAATATTATAATCATTTGACTCCAAAACCCAATCACCTTTTTGTTGACCCATGTCATCATATTCAAACACATACATCATACCCGAACAACCAGCTGGTTTAACACCAATTCTGATTCCTTTGCAAGGCCTATTGTTCACACACCTCACTAAGTGTTGATGTGCTTTCTCCGTTAGTTGAATCATGTGTTTGATTAAAATCCTCTACTGCTTGTTCTAATAGTGGTAGATAGTCATACTTTTCTTTGATGAACTCTTGCACTTCACCATCTTCTGTAATGACTAAAATGACAATCTGTTCAATCTCTTGACCTGTCATTTCCTCCCACATCTCTGCATAAGCAGATGCTTGAATGTAGTAGTTTTCATTGTAAGAGTTTGTTCTGCGTGAACGTGAACTCTTAAAGTCAATGATAGACAACTTACCATCATATTCTGCAACACAGTCTACACGACCAGCAACTTTATACTTGTGACTATAAAGTGCTGATTCCTGTGCGTGTATGTTATTAACTCTAATGTTAATTGTCTTTCTTAATTCACAGAACAGTGTGTATGGAAAGAACTTGTGATCATCTTTTAAAACTGGTTCATTATTTAGATGCTTTTCACACATTTCGTGAATACTTGTTCCACGAGCCGCAGATGTTCTAGAAATATGATTGGCAACATCATTCCCAACTTTCTTTCTCCAAGCAATTAATCCTTCCTTTTTACGATCAGACAAAACTGTAGTAATCGAAGGATAAGAAATGTCATTTTCAATTAGATAGTAACGACTTCCATCACGATTTTCTGTCTTGTAATCTTTTAACTCAACCGACAAGTCAACGTGTGTGAAGTGAGGCTGAGTGTTATCAGTCACAGTAAAATCATTCATAATATATTCCTTGTGGTTCTATAGTCTTAGTGTAATTTGATTCTCAATGACATCTAATCTTTCTTGATTTGTGGCAATAATATCAATTTGTTCTTGAATTGCAGCAAGTACGTCTGAGTGTTCACCAATACCAGCAGGATTTGCTAAATAAATTTCAATGTTTGCTTTTGCTTTAGCAATCTCACCCCATGCTTGATTTTTTAAGCCAACGACAATTGTGTCTCTTAAAACTGATTTTTCCATAATAACTCCTATGATAATTCAAAGTGTGGGCCGTCAATAAATGGTCTACGACCCTGTGAACGGCGTGTATCAATATACTCATTCATGGCATCTTCCATTGTTCCTTGCCACTTACGAATATCAGAACAAGTCCATGCAGCTCCCCATTTAATCGCCACATCTAACTCTTGTGCAGCTTGTTTCATGGCATCTGCAATATTGTCATAACATGCTAGTTCCCAGCATCCACGACCATTCACATAAGCCATTAGGTCAACTGCACGACCCTCAATATGTTTTGACTTCATTGTTTGAGATGCACCACGGGCAACTAGTTGCTCTTGTTTCTCAACTGTACGAAGTCCCTCTATTACACCGAAGTCAATATTAGAAACTTCAATTGCACGTTTGACCACTGCAACTAATTTTTCATCAACTCCATCTAGTCGATCTAAAGACCTTTGTGATAATGAATAACCCATTACTCAACTCCTAGTTTCATTTTTTCAATTAAATAACTTCTAATAAATCCTGATCTTACAATGTCACCAATAGTGAACTCAACACAATTAAACTCTTTCATGTTCTCTATAATTCGTATAAAATCGTGTAGTCCATTTTTATCAGCGGTTTTAATTAAATCTGTCTGCATAAAGTCACCACAGAAAAACATTTTTGAGTCTTGACCCATGCGTGTCGTAATTGTATCTAATTCATGAAAGTTTAGATTTTGACACTCATCTACAATTACAATTGCATTGTCAAAAGTCAGACCTCTTAAAAAAGATGTACTTAAAAAATATAGTGAGCCTTGATTTCTTAGTCTATCGTATAAGACCTCAAATGCTTGATCACTTGCTTGTTTAAACATGAATTTAACCATGTTTGAATATGGAACTTGATACAATGCAGATTTATCTTCCTCATCGCCCGGCAAGAAACCAATTTCTCGTGTGGGTATGAGAGAACGAACAATGATTACTTTATCGTAAGGTGTATCGTTTTTTAATACTTGTTGAAGTGCCAGATAAAGTGATATAAATGTTTTTCCTGTACCAGCACAACCAAAAAGAAATTGATTTTGACCTTTCTTCCAAGAACTAAACACAACCTTCTGTGCATCAGTAATTGGTTTAATATCAATTAAATCTGTCGAAGTGATTTCTGTTTTCTTTGCCATAGTTTACTCTCGGTAATAAAATGGGGAAAGTAACTCCCTGTCACCTTCCCCTGTGAAGATGCTCATATAAGAATTTATTTTGCAACCTTACACATTTTTTATTTATACTCAATTTTTCTTGAGACCATATTTTTTAGCAATTTGTTCAGTCTTAACTTGTTTACTGGTACGACTGTCACCAAATCTATCAGCAAGTGGTGTGCTTGGGTGTTTATCTGCAATTCTACTAAACACCTCTTTCATACCAGCATCTGTCCTTTGAATGATATGATCTCCAACAAATGCAGGAGCTGTAACAACACTCACTATATTTGGATTATTTCTAAGATAATCTGGTTTGTCAGCAATCTTCATTATTTTATCAAAGACTTCACCTGTATCTTTATTTTTAAATGTGTATGTTGGCATAGTTAAAGCATAGTTCCCTCAAACTCAGCAGGTAAACAAGCCGCACCATAATCTAGGATACGACCTTCCTGTTTCATGTTTTCTAACTTGTCACCGATAACAGTCATATCAGGACACTGCTCTCGGATTGTTGTCTTATGATCTAAATCACCACTTAAATTAAGTATTATCACTACTACAATTGCTATTTTCATATGATTACCTTTTTGATTACCTTTTAATACCACGAGGGTGGTTGTCTGTTTTTCCAAGTTGCAAATCTATTCTTCTCGTTTATGTAGTAGTTACGATAACCTTTTATCGGATTTCCAACTTTATTTCCGTAATCATCTGTAATATGTACTTTACAATAATCTGGCATTGCTTGTGGCATCTCTGTTAACTCACCACTCTTGATGTTGTTTGGTGGTCGTAAAAGTTCACCTGATATTTTACCAGCACCATGTTGCTTACCATAACGATAAGTGTATTCTGCAAGACATGCCATGTAAATTTTATATAATAGCATGTAGTTACTTCTTGTTTCTCTAGCCCAAACAGCACTAGGGTGATTTACATGAGATGCTTTGTATAGTTTGTTCTCTCTAGTATCCCTGAGAGTCCATCTCTTGATCTTACGACCATTTACTGTCTTACCATAATACATATCCCCATCTAACACACGATGTGCAGTAGAGAGTAACTGAGCGTACTCTGTGGGCATCTTGACAATGTGTTTATCCACATGCCACTTGGCATTTTGTATTGGATTTTCATGTAAATAAAATATGTTCATTCTCTCTCCACTCTTTTCTCATTTCAATATACACTGGGTCTTTTGCAGTCATATCACGATACTCTTTAAAAATTGTTGCTGACTTTGCATAATGTGATGTTAAAGCGTCTGACTCTTGTGGTTTGACGTTACCATTTTCATCATACTTTTTACCATCATTGTGATTTGCATATCGTCTAGCTCGTGTAAATCCCATCTCTAAAAATTTACGACACATATCCATACCTACGAAATCATTATTACTTTTGTAGTCAAGATACATTTTGTAAATGGTGTTAGCTGATGTGTGTGCCTCAGTTGGTGTTTTAAATCTCCAATGTTTACAAATATCATTTGTATATGGTCTGACCAACAAAACACCTTGCTCACCCCTACCAATTCTGTATCTTTTGTCATTTGGTGAGAACAAAATGTTTTTGTAATCTAAATTGTAGTCAAACTCAATCATAATATAATCATAACACGATTAAACATGTTTTGTCAAGTAGGTGTGTACACGACTAAGGGGCGAGAGGTCGAGAGGTCAGATAACTCAGCCGTGTACACTATTCTTTATGGTGTGACGTAATTGTCGTTCCAATTAAATGCTTCTTTCACAACATTGTGTGATAGACCTTTATATACTCGGTGTAAGTTTTTATCCTTTGCTTCACAGAGTAGTTTTGCCTCACTCTCATGAAGTCCTTCACATATCTGAATAAACATATGTTCTTTTTGAGATTGTCTAGTTGCTTGGTCAGCACCCACAATGAAATGCCAAAGTTTACGAGCTTCAGAAGCTAGAACTGTGTGTTCTGTTCCTGCTGGGGCATCATTTGGAAGGTAGGGAACTTTACCCTCTGGAATACACCATTTGATGTTTGGGTCAAATGATGATTTGAGTAGCATACGCAACTCGTTAGTGCTATTGTCTTTTAATATTTGAACTTTTTGATCTTTTGTTTTAGCCTTATGTACTCGATCTAAAACTTCTGAAAAAAGTAATGTACTGCCTGCCATAATTATACTCCTAATAAAATACTTTATTTTTTATCATTATCTTCCATTTGTAAAAATTCTATGAAGTCATTAATCACCTCAACTCGCAAGGTACGTTGATTATCTTCATCAGCAACGTGCCCCTGATCAGTAAACAAATGATCGTTTAATATACTTAGTGGGTGTTTGAGATTGTTTTGACGATATAGTGCTGATCGTAGACTTTCTGAAAGAAACGCCATATCTTGAATAAAATCATCAGATGCAATATCATAACCCACCTCGCTACAAGTATGTATAAGTTGTACCATTATACCTCTGGTAAGTTCATCAATCTTTATAACATTTTCTGCAATGTCATGGAGAGTCCTGACATTTTCTTCATGTTTAAGTTCGTCTGTGTTAGTTGTGCTCTCTGGGATTTTTACATTATCCCACGGCCCACGAATTACATCAGCCATTAATACAACCTCTGTTTTTTAATTGTAGTTTCTTCGACACGTTTTAACCATCTACGTCTACCTGCTGCTTGTGCCAGTCTACGTTTTTTACCTTTTGAAACAAAATGTTCTCTGTCTCGAATATTATTTAGAAGTCCATCTTCCATTACTTTTTTCTTGAATATTTTGAGTGCCTTGTTTACATCATTATTTCTGACCTCAACACTTAAACCCTTTATCATTTTGTGTTGTTCTTTAAAATCTTTCTGCCTTGAATTCATATTTACCTCTTTATTTGAATGATGTGTCGATTATACACCACCAATACAAGAACTGTCAAGTTTTTTTATAAATAAGATTAAAATGGAGTTATTATGGAGTTTGTTAAATTCATGTCAGAGGTTGGCTTTCCAATAGCTGGAGCCATTGCCGCTGGCGTATTTGTTTTCATTACACTTAAATTCATTCTTGCTTCAGTCACAGGTTCGGTCAAGTCACTTGTTGGTATTATTCAGGCTCTCGATAATCGAGTACAAACAATGAATAATGACCTCGTTAAGATTGACACTTTATTATCTCATGTGTTAGATGTAAAACCAAACATTGATCGTATTGCAGCCAACGAGGGAAAGGAGGATGCAAGGCGTGATTAAATTTGAGTGGGCAGAGGTCATACAAGACTTTGGATTTCCAATTATTGCAGCGATGGGACTTGCCTATTTTGTGTACTATGTGTGGCGGTGGGTGACAAATGAAATCAAGCCAGAATTGGGTAAAGCAAGTAAAACACTAATTGCTTTGATTGATCGTATTCGTATGTTAGACAATGACATGATACGATTAACCACTAAGTTGAATATGATACTAGAACAGAAAGAGTTGTTAAAAAGTTTAAAAGAGAAAGAAAAGGAAAAAGAGGAATGAAATTTTTACTACTAATGATGTTGTGCTTAGCAAGTGTAAATGCTCAACAAATGCAACATCAATTTAAAAATCCATCTTTCTCTGGTATTGGATATAGTAATCATGTATTGAGTATTGAGCAACTACAATACAATCGTGAACAAAAACTTAAAGATGACAGGAAGTCTGAACAAGCAGCTCTTGAAAGAGAAGAAGCAAACACGATTTTAAATAAGTTCTTGACTAACGTACAATCTAGAATTTATGCTACTCTCTCAAAACAATTAGTAGATAATATGTTTGGTGTTTGTGAATCAGATGACACTGCATGTAGTGAAGCTACAACAGGAACGGCTGAAGTGGAGGGTGCAACATTGACATGGGTTAGAGATGAGATTACAGATACCATCACATTAACTATATTAGATGTAGATGGTACAACAACTGAGTTAACTGTACCAATATCAGGATTTGCATTTTGAAGTTATTGTTAGTAAGTTTGGTTATTGTAATGAGTGGTTGTGCGACTTTACCACCACCACAATTTGAACCACCAACTGTAAGTGAAAATCCATTACAAGAAAAAATGGACAGTGTACCTGAGTTGGATGGTGATACAATAACAATTGCTGTTTATTCGTTTGGTGATAAAACAGGACAAAGAAAACCATCAAACACCATATCCAATCTAAGTAGTGCGGTAACACAGGGTGCAGAGACATGGGTCATTAAAGCACTACAAGAAGTAGGAAATGGAACTTGGTTTAAGGTTGTCGAGAGAACTGGAATAGACAATCTAATTAAAGAACGACAACTAATAAGAAGTACAAGAGAGCGTTATGAAGATGGTCATACATTGAAGCCTCTAACTTTTGCTGGATTATTATTGGAAGGTGGTGTAGTGGGTTATGACACGATTACAACCGCTGGTGGTACTGGAGCTCGATACTTAGGTATTGGAGCTTCACAAGAATATAGTATTGATACTGTAACTGTGGTCATGCGTTTAATAAGTGTGAACACAGGTGAAGTATTATTGAGTGTTGCAACAGAAAAAACTATTGCTAGTTATAGATCGTCTATAGACATATTTAAGTTTTTAGACTTAGGAACAAAGACTTTGGAGTTTGAAACAGGGATTGTTACAAATGAACCTGTAAATTATGCTACAAGGTCTGCGATTGAAGCAGCTGTCATACAATTAATAAACAAAGGAGCCACTAATGGTCTTTGGAAATTTAAGGAGTAAATATGAAACACAAAAATTTATTCGTTATGGCAATTTTGCTCTCGGTGAATTCACTGTCATTTGCAAATGACATCTATATCGAGCAAATAGGTGACAATTTAGATTTAGATATACAACAACGTGGTCAAGATAACACAATTGGCAATTCAAGTACGGACAGTGTGTTGGAAGGTAGTGATATGACATTCTCAATCTCACAGATTGGAGATAGTAACGTCATTACTGCATCAATTCGTGGTAACACTTACACTGGTTCTTGGGCAATTGATGGTTCATCTAACGACATAAACATGACTTGTGACTCAACGTCTGCAACAAACTGTGAAAATGTCACTGCAAATATTACGATCAATGGTAGTTTAAGTGACTTAGACATTTTTATCGGTGGAACTGCTGATTCTCAAGACTTACTTGCAAATATCACAATTGATGGTGATAACAACATACTTGAAATGAGTGTTGATGGTGCATCAGCCAGTACAACAATTGATATTGATAATTCACTTGGTACACTAGGTAACACTGTAAAAGTTGATATAGATGGTGATGGTGATATTGATGGACATACTCTAGTCATAGATCACACTGGTGAAAACGGAGCAATTGATGTCACACAACGTGGTATCTATGATACTACTGTTGATATTAAAACAAGTGGTGATAATGCTGATATAGACATCTATCAAGACGATACTTCAGCTGGTGGTTTATACGTTTCACCTTAATCATGACAAAATGTTTGTTGATACTTTTATTAGTAATAAGTTGTGAAACAGTTGTTGCTAGTATAGGTTCTGTAACGGAGAGTAAAGGTTCTTCCGTAATAGAACGAGATAAAGACATACTAGATGTGTCCATTGATCTAAATGTGCAGTCAATGGACACAGTGGCAACTGAAAATGGTCGAGTTCGTATTGATTTTGTAGATGATACACGAGTTGATGTTACAGAAAATAGTCGTTTAGTAATAGATGAGTTTGTTTATGATACCAAACAAAAAACAGGTTCACTTAGTCTAAAGGCAAGTCTGGGTACGATTAGATATGCCTCTGGGCAAATTGCAAAAAACTCAAAACAAAACGTAACTGTAAGCACACCAAGTGCAACAATTGGTATTCGTGGAACAGACTTTGCTATGATTGTTGATGAAATTGGTGGCTCTATGATCACTCTCCTACCAAGTTGTGATACATCTGGAATGTGTGTGGTTGGTGAGATTGTTGTTGAAAGTGATGTTGGTCAAGTAATTATGAATCAAGCATTTCAAACAACTGTGGTATCCTCATCTGGTACACCACCAAGTCCACCTGTTGTTTTGGAGTTGAGTGAATCTGACATGAATAATATGCTAATTATTCGTAAAGCAGAACCAGCCGATGAAGATGGTTCATATAATCAAGAACTAAAAAAGAAAAAGTTTGCAGACTTGATGGGTATTGACTTTTTAGACTTTGATGTGTTAGAATCTAATCCTTTAGATGATACCATTGAAATGATCTGGAAAACAGAACTTGATAATACTCAATTTTATTTGGGTGAGTTACTTGTTGACATCATGGAACAAATTAATCGAGCTCTTGCAGCTTTACTAAGAAATGAATTTTCAAAGCAAGAATTCTTGTTAAGTTTTGAAGATGAAGGTTTTAACTCTGAGACAGGAACATCACTAGAAATTGATGGTGGGTTTTGGATATTAGAAAGATATGATTATGGAAATGGACAATACTATAAACTTAAACTAAGCACACAAGGAGGATATACCATTGACTTTTTACAAGGCGACTTTGAATACTACGACTATCGCTTGGGTGATGGGAGCAGTTCTATTTTTATCGACCAACGTGTCGATTAGTGACGATAACAATGAGGTTTCTGTTTTTCACTATGGTGATAATTTTGAATTAAGTATTACACAATATGGTAAAGGTAATTCTTATACCAGTCAATCAGATGGAATTGATGTAAAACTAAACATTTTACAGAGTGATGGCACTTCAATGGATTTTAAAATGATGTGTATGAAAGAAATGGGTTGTGCAGCTACGATGACACAACAGCAGATTGCTGAATAGTATAGACTTTAATTTTCTCTGTCTTACCTTTT